AGGGCTTTTCGGTATCGGCGGGGGCAGTCCACTCCCAGAATACCCGCCCGCCAACCTCTGCTATCTCTGCTACGAGGTAGTCGTACAGCCCATGTCTTATATCTCCGTAGTCCATTATTTACCAAACCTGAATCCGAATCCGCGCCCCGCCAGTATCATCGCTATCCTTGTCCAGAGCCACGCGAGGTTATGGTTGCGGGCGGCCTCGATGATTTTGTAGCGGCCCTCGAAAAACCACGCCCGCTCAAGGTAGAGGTTGTGTTCCACGCCGCCAGATATGGTCGATTCGATAGCCGCCGGGCTGGATTCCGTCTGACTCTGTATTGCTTGCGTTGCATGCCCCGTTATATCGTCCCAGCGGTGCTCGCGTTGCGCGAAACTCACGCTGTCCTTTATGTGCCTGTCCATCTCAGCTTCCAGCTGCTTGTGGATTCCCGTCAGCCAGAGGGCCAGGTTCGCGTTCACGACATCGGAGCCGGGCATGTTACACCGCCACACAATCGGCCTGAGTGTGAGCCGCGATATTTACTTCATCGTAATAACGCACTCCAGTAATCCTGTAGTTGCGGCCCGAATGCTCGAAAGTATCGTAGGAATCATGGCTGACGACTATGTCCGCTTCACCATCAGCAAGCAGTCCGAGGGATACCTCTTTGACCTCCCCTTCCGGCAAAGTCACCTCGCGCTGGTTGTGAGTCGATATGTTGTATAAGCGCACGGTGATAGGGTCAAGCTCTGTTTCGGCCCACGAAAAGCCGCCGGCGTTCGGCACTTTGGCGTGGCGGGTTATCGTTATTATTGCCGAGTCAAACCCTACGAGGGTATCAATAACGCTCATGCAGTCCTAAACCTCGGATCGGGGCCGTCGTGTGTGGCCCGTGTGTCTGTTTCGTCACGCCTTGGGGCCGACACGGATTCGCCGCCAAGTAGCTCGTGGGCGCGGCTCATGCAATAAGCCTTGTCAACCTGTACGCTTATGTCGCCCACGCGGTAACTCGTGAGCTTGTTGGATTCCTGCCCCCCGAGCCAAAGCCACGCACGGCCTGCGGCGCGGTCAACGTTGTAGGTAGCCGTGTAGCCGTCCTCATTCGGCCTGTACCCGTCTTCATCCGCCACCTTCTCCATGTCTAAAAACTCTTGTATCTGCTCATCGGTGAAGGCGTAAATATCCGGGTAATGAACCAAAAATTTAAACCTGTCAAATGCGCTCATTGACATTACAAGTACTCCCTGAATTTTCTCTCGCGCTTTCGCAGTATGTCGTAGTACACTTTCTTGTCTCTCACGCGGGCGGGCGGTCTTTCAAGCTCGTGGTGCTGGATATGCGAGCCTTTGAGTATCGCCCACCTGTAGTTTTTCCCCACCTTGCCCACAAGCGCGAAGGTGTTACCTTGGGCGTCGTGGAGCCAATAATGCTTCTTTTCGTAGTGCAAACCGGGTATGTGCTTGAACAGCCGAACGCGGTCTATCTCGTGGTACGGCTTCTCGCGCTTGAGCTTCATGACATAAGCGTCAAGCTCCGGCGCGGGCGAGGGCCGTGGGCCTATCCATTCTTCGTCAGCGTCGAGCATGACGTACCAGTCGCCCGCGCTTCCCACCAGATAAGAGTTGCGCTTGTGGACTTCGTCCAGCCCGGAAACACAAACAACATGGACATCGGGGATGCTCTGCAGGTATTCAAGTGTCCCGTCAGTCGAGTATTCGGAGTCGCCGGGGAAGTCCGCAAACCTGCCGTCAACCGCTATAATCTCATCGACCTTGTATCGCAAGGATTCGATACACCGCTTTATAAGCGGCATATCGTTGTAGGTGATTACCGTTCCCCGTATCATCCTGATCTCAACGCCTTGATCCATGTTCCGTAATAATCAATTTCTTTCGATTCCCAGCTTTGGGCCTCTGCCTGCGCCCGCGCACGGCGGGAATATTTCGCGGTGTCGATTGTGAGCAACCACTCCATGCGCTCTTGCAACTGGTCTACCGTGACCTCGTTATAAACGGTGTTGGTAACCCATTTTTTGTTTAACAGCCACTGCTTTGCGGGAGGTATCAGGAAGTTGGGGTCATGCTGATACAGGTGCATCGGGTCTGCGTCCACCGTCAGCACTGGCATACCGCAAGCCATGCCCTCCAATATCGAGCGCTCGTACCCCCCGTAAGCTATAGGCGCAAGCAGTATGTCGCCTTCGGCGTAAACGTCAGCAGGCTCCGGTTTTGTACCCAATTGATAGACGATGCGCGGATCATCCACTTTCACTCCTGCGGGCCAACGCTCCTGCGAATGCAGGATGAGCCGGGCGGCAGGATCGTGGATGCGCTTAAACGCCTCTACCACCTTCGCTGATTGCCTGCGATCCGCAAGGCACCCGTAGCCGATGTTGACAACAAACGTATGCCCCGTGCGCTCGCGAAACGGAAAGAGCTTCAAACCTATCGGCAAAAACAAAAAACTTTTACGTGCGGCGCGGGTTTTCTTCCACGCAGAGGAGCAAGTGCAAATCAACAAATCACTTTCCAACCGCTCTGCTGATAATGTTTCGTGCATCGGGATACCAACTGTCTTTGCCCCGTGCTTCCGAGCTAGCGGGTAAAGCTGATCGGAAAACGGCGTCTCAATAAATAGCACCACCTCGGGGGCAAAGCGGGCTAGGTAATCATCAATAACAGTAGGATGGGGCGGGCGTTTGCTTGTTACCTGCCTATCCGTCCAAACCTTCTGACCTTTTATCCCGCTTGAAATCGAGAGTATGCTATCGGCTTTGAGATACTGCCAGAACTCCCAGACAAAGACTCCTATCCCTGAAGTTTTGTTGGTGTATCCGACAACCCAGATTCTCGGAGGATTCTCCAAAAGTCCTCCATTCTCGCATCCCATGTATGATGCGCGTGGGCATAAGCGCAGCCAGCTTTTGCTATTCGCTCACGCTCCGCTGAGTGTTTGAGGTAATAGTCAATCTTCTCGAAAAGGTTATTCGGCTCATAGGTCACAAGGTGCTTACCCGGCGTGAACACCCGCTCCAGCCCCGGTGTGGCGGGGTGGAGGACAAACCCACCGCAAGCAAGGTGCATATAAACCCTATTAGACCAATAGCCGGGGATGTCATCTCTCGCGCTGGCGCAGACCATGATTTTCGAATTCGCGCAGACGCGAGCATGATCAAGCCCCCGGCAGTTGTTATCCTTGCCATACTGCTCAAAATCAAAGCGGCGTTTCAGGTCGTGCATCAGCCAGCGCCGCGAGGGGTCGCGATCGTGGCCGATAAATGCAACGTCCCTGATCCTGCGGCCCTCAACAGGGTAATGCTCGCTCGGGTCAAACGCTTGCGGAAACCAAACTCGCTTTATACCCGCCTGTTTATAAGCCGATGAATCAAAACCGTCAGTTGAAAGCGTGAGGTCAAAATCGCGCAAAGCGGGAAAGTAAAGCCTGTCACGGTTGTACCAGCCAACGATGAGATCAAAATAGTGAGCAACCTTTATACCCTTTTGCGACCGCCAGAACTCCGACGAAAAGGCGTGGGGTATTGTTGTCAGCACCAAGTCATATGCGCGTTTGGTAAACTTCCCTTGGTTGAGATGCTTTACGTGATAGCGGTCAACCTCCACATCGGGGTAGCGTTCCAGCGCGGCGGCCACTCCCCATTCGGTGTGCCACTTGCCAAAGTGCCCTATGTAGCCGACGCGCATTTTTGCAAAAATACCTTCGGAAAGCCGCTATTGCGGCAAACTGTTTCGGTAAACGATTTGCTTCCAACGACATCCGGCCCAAGGATTGTTTGCGGGACAAACCCAAACTCAAGAATTTTATCTATGGCGCGGGCAAGCCGTGTCTTGTCCGGGCCACACTTTAATGGATGCAAATCTATAAACATCCAGCTTCCAACCGGCATAGCCGCGAGAGTCTTTTCACCTCCGGAAACCATATGAATCTCCGCACCTTCGATGTCACAGCGAATGAGGTCAACTTGTTCAATGTCATTTTCAGCCGCAAAAGTATCTAGCGTGATTGCATCTACTTCGATGTTCCCGTTAGGCGACAACCGCCCCCGGTCAGAGCGACCGGGGGATTGGTAAAATAACGCCCTCCCGTTCTCGGCGGCTACAGCATAATTAAAAATATCAATGTTCCGGAGGCCGTTAATATCCTTGGCCATGGTCATGATTTCTACGTTGTGGGGGTCAGCCTCTATCGCGTAAACCCTAGCTGCCTTTTTAGCCTCAAGCAACATGTAAAAGCCAAGGCAAGCCCCCATTTCAACAACAGTCCAGTCCGGCTGAATAATGCTATCAAGGATATCTGGCGCTTCGCGTTCCCATCCTTCACCTTCCAAAAGCTGTGCGGACATACCGACGTCTTCGGTATCGAGAATCATCTTGAAATTTCTGACGTCCTTCTCGATTAACAATTAATCGCATTCCCTTTTGTGAGCGGCAAGGTCGCTTGCTGTTTTTGCTACAAATCCGCAAGCGCAAATATAACGAGGGGGTTCCATATAACCCCGCTTTGTTGCGGAAGGCTTTGCCGATTGTGACCCAAACTTCGAAGAATTAACCGCTGTTGTCCTTTTCCCAATTGGGTAAGCCTCGACAAACCCTCTTCGTATCCACTGATCAGCTTGCTTGTCCGCTATGTCGAGGACTTGGCCGGGCCGCCATACGCAGCCCGGCCTAGCCTTAAGTACCCGCACCTTCATTAGTGGGGCACTCCGGTAACCTTGCTCAGAACATCGTCGAGCTTCACCTCGAACGCTTTTCGCATTCTGAAGCGGAGCGCTATCATGTCTTGCTCTGCCAGGTTAACATCCTCGTCTGACGGGTTTTCGGCGGTCAACGTCGCCTGATCAAGCAACTTGACCTGTATTCCTATCCGGTCGCCCACGTACAAGTAGGGCGTATAGGCAAGTAGGATTTCAGATGCCGTCGGCGAACCGCTCGCGACAACCTGCCGCGTGAACCTGATCGGGACTCCATAAACAGAATAGTCGCGGAAGTTGTCTCTCAGATTTTCCACGAATATTGGGTTGTTGTTAGCATCCCGAAGCCCGCGAAGCAGTGCCTTGACGCGAGGGTGACCCACCATTCCCGTGCATTCGTAACCGTTTACCTCTATCGCGGATATTGCCTCATTGAGGTCATCCGCGAGGTCAGCGGCAGGGCTTGTGCCGTAAGCGATGGTGTTAGCCGCCGGCACGTTGCCCGACCACGAGGAAGCGAACGGTGTTCCTACATCATATCCCAGCGTAAACGCGTCATACTTCTCAGCCAGAGCCTGTACAACGTCCTCTTTCACGAAGCTGATGGTGTCGATGTCTGCATCTTCAACCTCTTCCTCCGTGAAAGGCACGATGACGGCTATAGTCTCGGCAATCAGAACGACCTTGGTGAAAGTCTGGGCGTCCTTGGGCTTCACGCCCTTTTCGTCCACGGCTTCCGGCGATACGCTGGTCAACTGCCGCCTTATGACCTTCCGGCTGGATTTCATCGGCCAGTGACGGGCGAAGTAATCAACCACGCTCTCGTCGTGCACCAGCTTGTTGATCTCGGCTGCGACCTCATCCGTGATGAGTACGCCGCCGGTGGCGTCAGTGAGTGTATCTATTGCAGGGATAGCCAATATCTTTACCTCCCTTCATTTTCATTTGGCAGAGCGCCCCTTGCCCTGAATGGCGGCAAGCATCGCCTTCTCGAAAGCGTGTTCCTTGCCGCTGGATATGGGGGGGCCGCCTGCGCCCGGTGCTGGAGGTGGAGGTTGCCCGGACTTCATGATCTCGGGGTATTCCCTAACCAATTTGTCCAGCGCTTTTTGCACGTCTTTCGCGTTCGCCGCGCCGTCCTCGACCTCGATATCAGAGAGGTCTAACAACTTGTAGGCCGCCTCCGGGTACTTGATACCCATCTGAGAGGCGGTACCCACAACCGCCGCCTTGACCGACATCTCGGTAAGCATCCGGTCGCGTTCTTCGACTTCACGCTCCAGCCGCGCCTTTTCCTCATTCACACGCTCCAGCTCTGTCTTGTCAGCGTCCTTGAACTTTTTGACCTGGACCGTTAAATCCTCAACCTGCTTCGCGAATTTCTGCTTTTCGACGCGGTGCTTGGCCGCATCGCCGCGAAGCTCTTTAACGTACTCCTCGTCAAAAGTTTTAGGTTCGCTATCTTCGCCTTTGCCTTCCGGCTCCTGTCCTTCTGGCTCCTCGGCCATCTAGACCACTTCCTTTCATGCTCCCGGCACTAAAAAAGCCCCCGGATTCGGGGGCTATACAAACCGCTTATCGCGGGTTATTCCTGTTCGTACTCTACCGTCTCCTCCAGCTTCGCAAGGTACATCAAAACGCAACACCCTTCACGGTCGACGCCGTTCTCATCTATGCCGATCCACGCGTCCCACCAGGCGCACTCTTCGCCCACGCACTGGCGCGGGTCAAGATGCCCGAGGGACAAGAGCGGGCAAATCACAGAAACATCCTCGTAAACTCAGGGTTGTCACGCAGAACCGCGCAAACCATGTTCGACACGGCAGTCAGCACCTGGTGACTGAACTTGTCTTTGTCATACTCCAACTGCCATTTAATGGACTCGAACACCTCGTGCATAATGTCGTTTTCCGGGCGGTTTTTTAGCCTCGAATCAAACCAAATAACGCCTTCAACCGGGTCGTGTTGCGCGTCAGCGTCAAAGCGCTCGGCCATCCTCTCGGCCTGCTTTACCTTGTATTCGTAAGCAAGCACTTTAATCTTCTTGATCACGCCGCCAACCACCCTGCTATTCCTAGCTCATCCCTGCCCGTGGTCATGTAATCATCCAGCGCACGGCTCCACTGTGTGTCGGACATCGCTTCCTGCTCCAAAATGCAAGCGCATTGCGGGTGCGGGTCCATCGGGATCACGTCGCTGGGCCCGTACCTGTTGCCCTCCAGCACGTCACATTCCGCGCATTCGTCCTGGCCCGTCCTCCTCCAGATAAGCGCCGTAACCCACGGCGACCTGCCAAGCGCCTCTTTCGCCGTTTCCCGGTAAGCCCTCATGACTTCCGTGCGGGCGAGGCGCATAGAGTCAAAGTTAAGCGAGCGCCCGTAGGGTGTGGGCGTAGTAACCTGGCGGCCTGGAAGCACAAACCCGTCAAGCTGCTCGTAACGCAAATCCCATATCCTGCCTGATAGGGTCATCCCGCTCGGCAGGTTGCGGCCTAAAGCCTGCTCCGCCAAGACTTGCGCGTCAGGGACGTGGGCCAAGAGATGAGCCGCAAGCCCAGCCGTTATAGCCGCTTCCACGAACGGCACACCCTGGAGCTTCACGCCTTCAGCCTCGAAACTCGCGGCCCGCTCTATGTTCGCCAACAGGGTTTGCTCGTAAGCCCCGGTGTAAGTCTCCAGAACCCCCTCGACCTGCCGCTCGAACTTCGCGTCAACTTCGTCGGGGATATATATCGCTTTCCGCAAACTGCGCAAGAGGCTTGCGATGTCATTTTCGTTCTTCCGCAAGAGCTTGACGCGCTGGCGATTGTACGACCTTCGCCACGCGGAATAATTCATTGCCCCTCCCTGAGTATTTATCCGGCGGGGTGAAACGTGCCGCCGTTTTTTTTGCAATCGGCGCGGGCCTCCGGCTCCGACCATGAGCCAACCGGGTATCTGAGTGCTTGCGTGGTCGTTTTTGACGCGCCTTTCAGCCTGCCGATTATTACGCTTATGCGCTTGCCGGTCGATTTCTGCGTCATGCTCATCCGCCTGAATGAGTTAGCCTGAAAGTCGCCGGGATCACGCAGGCGGCAGGAGTGCTCGTTTGGATACGGCACAATCACACACCTTCTTCACCTTGTGGCATTTCGAGCAAAACTCTATTTCGACAACCATCCGCGATTGATTAGGGACGAGCTTGCCGCCGGGCTTTGGGTTGCCCTCGCGGTCATATTCCATGATCCGCCGCGTCTTAAGCACCTGATAACTGCTCCCGTTCCTTCTTATTCAACTGCTTGCCGAAAGTGTCAGAGTCGAGGAACCGCTCGCGCTCCGCTATGATTTCGGCGATTTTGCGCAAGGGGTACTTTTCGCCTAACTCCTGCATGGCGCCCTTCACGCTTTGCAGGCTGTTGGCCATCTTCTGCGCTTCTATCGCCACCTTCTCAGCCTCATTTTCGGGCAGGGGCAGGTGGCAGATAATCCTGTTTTCATAATTGCCGTCAATCGAGCTCGCGTCGTAAACCGCGCCCTTGCTCCCCGCGTAAGTCTCTATCATGCGAAGG